AAAGAGTTTTCCTAGTCTGTTAAATAATTAATCAGACTACGGCGCAGCTAGCTACGGATTAAAAGTACTTATCAATACACTAAATTTTTCGTTGACATCTTTCATTATTTCATTTATAATAATCTTAAGTGTGTAAATAATAAGGAGGAAATACTATGGAAGATCAACAAGTGCAAGAAACACAAGGAATTGAACGACCTACGCGACGAAATCTTTATGGTTTCGAGATGCGTGAACCAGATGCACGGCGTGTTGATGATCCAGCTTTGCGAAAAACACCTGACATTAAACAACTTTGGCAACGATCTCATGAGATAGTAAATCTTGCCGCAAGGGGATTTAAACAGATTCAGATAGCGGAAATTCTCGACCTGCACCCACAGACTGTTAATCTAACCCTTAATTCTCAACTAGGTATGGAAAAACTATCTGAAATGCGTAAAGGTCGGGATGAGGATACGAAGAAAGTATCTGAGAAAATTCGTGTCCTAACTGACAAGGCCCTTTCAACTTATAATGAGATACTTTCTGAAGAGTGTGGTGATCTTGAACTTAAGAAAAAGACAGCTGACACGATAGTATTAGAATTAAGTGGGCTTAAAGTACCTACTAAAGTCCAATCTCATAACGTAACATCTGTGCTCACCTCAGTTGAATTAGAAGGGTTCAAATCGCGTGGTATTTCAGCTGCTAAATCTTCAGGCATGATCGTTGAAGTAAAGGGTGAGACAAGGTTACCTGCTGAAACGGCTGAGACCGTTTAATTATTAAACAAACTAAAAGGAAATAGTATGAAGCACTTAATAGTCTACCTAACATTAACTATCTCACTACTATTCCCTTCCTTCTCCCAAGCTGAATATTTTAAAGATGTCATAGTAGTAGGCACGGCAGGCATCTGGACTGACTCTAAAGCATTTTCGACTCTTGCTCTCGCAGTCACGGCCGTAGGTGCTAATGAGCAAACTATAGTCATAACTGACACGCAAACCGTAGGTACCTTAACTATCCCCGCCAATGTCACATTGAAGTTTGAAAAGGCAGGCATTATATCTGTTACGACTCAACTTACACTAAACACAGATAATATTATATCTCCTGATCGGCAAATCTTTTCAGGTGCTGGGGATATAGACTTCGCAGTTGGTTCCGCAGTACGATCTGCCTGGTTCGCCTCAATGTATGAAGCTATTGATGTAACTACTGATGATGAGCTTAGTCTAACTATCACTGAGTCAGCTATGGTAACAGCTTCTTGTGTAGTAGGTGTAGATGTACAATTAGCCTGGGAGACTTCAGGCAACTGGCTAATAGTAAATGAAGGCTTCATAGTTAGCGGAATTAAAGATATCTCTGCAGGCAACTATCGAATATTCTCAGGTGCAGGTGACTTAGACTTCCTTGACGGTGCTGAGTTAAAGTCCAGTTGGTTCCTTGGCCTTGCTGAAGCATTAACTTGGATTGAATCTGAGGATGTAACAGTAGTAATAAATGAAGCACTTACTCTCGCAGCAGGCAGTACTGTCCCAAGTAATATTGTATTTAAGTTCTTAAAAGGCGGTTCACTAAACGTAGCGACAGGCCAGACATTAACTATGCGTGGCTTTGTCGATGCAGGCCTTCAACGTATCTTCCCTGGTGATGGGACAGTTGATATTGAAAGTGGTCAGGAAATTAATACTATCTGGTACGCAACAGCTGGAGATGGAATTACTGTAAGGTGGGTCAATGCCTTACGTAGAGCTGAAGATCAATGTGGGCAAGACTGCATATACATTATGCCTGCTGGCGCTTATGAGGATGCAACTACTATTACTCTTAATAGTAGTAATATTCAGGTCATAGGTGCTGGTAAGAAGACTACTCTCATATGGTATACTCAAGATGACGGAACTCCTGCAATTGCACTGGATAATAGTGGGTCTGTTATGGCCTATGTAAATATTGAAGGTATAGGTATCTATGGTGGAACTGGTGCATCAGATGAAACTGATGGGTTTGGACTTTATTTAGAGGACATAGGTGAATGTACTTTTAAGAATATCTATATTGAAGGATTTGAGAATGCCGATCAAAAGTCGGCAGGCATTAAGACTGCATCTTGGTATAGGAACACATTTGAAAATATCCAAATTGAGAACTGTGACATAGGTGTCCATATTGATGAGGGAGTTGGTGCAGTTCACGCTGGCTTCGATGCTGACTTATTCACATTTAAAGACTGTTTCATATTTACCAATGATGAAGTTAACGGAATTGGAATAAAGATCACGGGTGATAGTATCCATAACATAATGATTGAGAATATCTCTTTCGTATATGGCAAGTATGGAGTTCATTGGGTAGATACTATTCCTACTGCTACAAGATGCTTCACAGTAATAGGTGGGCGGTTTGAAGTTGGGCCTGGTGTTACTGCAACAGCAACTGCTTTTTATATAGATGTTTCAGGGGGTGCTTCTTACTTCGCTCACTTTAATATTAGGAACTTTCAAAGTGCAGTTACTTTAGCTAACCTTACTAATGTAAAGTTTGTCTATATTGAAGATACTTTAGCTGTAGCTCAAGCTGGTGCAACCTACACTCTTATCACTGACGCAACTACAGCTCCTATCAATATAGTTAATTGCGAGTTTACTTCTGCAGTTAGCATAGCCGCACCTTGCGTATGGCGGCGTAGAGGTATTGGGGTAAGTACTCAGGAAATGAATGGCTTATGGGACACTTATACCGCCGGTGTAAATGAGATAAATGAACCCCTACGGCATAATTTATTATCTACTGACATAGATCTAAGCACAGTTCAAATGTACGTACCTGACGGACATTATAAGAACCATCATATAAATGTAACTGCTAATGATGCTGCTGAGACACTTAACATAGCTAATCCATTAAATGTGCATACAGGGCAAGAATTTGTAGTCTCAATCCAAAACACTTCAGGTGGGGTAATTACTAACGTACCTACTTGGGGAAATCAATACTGGATGGCGGCTGATCCTGCTGTACCTACTAATAATAAATGGACAACTATGAAATTCACCTGTATGAAAGCAACATATTATGTCGAAATAGGCCGTTCTGAAAATGTCTTACCATAAATAAGGTAACTTAAATTGGATCAAGAAACTAAACAAATACATGAACTTTGTTCATCTAACACGAAAGTGCTAGCTAAAACATTCTTTCCTGAACGTTTTACCTTACCATTTTCTGCAGAGGTTCATGATAAGATCTTCGACTTGATCGATAGTGATGATAATAAAGTAGCAATCGCCGCACCTCGCGGCTGGGGTAAGACATCAGTTGTCGCACTAGCACTCGCGGCACGTTACATACTCTATCGTCACACAGGGTTCATTTGCTACATTAACAAAAGTCATGACGCAGCAGCCCTTCAGACTGAAAACTTACGCCGAGAATTAGTCTCCAACCGAATGATCAAGCACTTCTTCGGAGATATTAAACAAAGGCACCTTAAAAATTCAGAATTTGAAGAGAGCTTTAGCAAAAAGTCCTGGGTCGCTTATGATACTCTAGTCTGGCCACGAGGTGCAGGTCAGCAAGTCCGAGGCGTGTTATTCAAGAATGATCGGCCAGGGCTAATAATAATAGATGATCTTGAAGACCCTGATAAAATAACTAACGATGATATTCGTAAAGGTTGGTATGAGTGGCTTTATGCAGATGTAATTAAGTCAGTTCCGAGGACTAATCGGAATTGGAAAATTGTCTACATTGATACACTCAAACATGAAGACTCAGTGCTTCAAAAGTTGCTCGACTCACCTGAATGGAAAAGTGTACGTCTTGAAGCATGTGATGATAACTTTAAATCAACAGCTCCTAACTTTATGTCAGATGAGGATGTTCTACGTGAATGGGAAGAACATTCAGCGGCAGGTCAAACAGATGTTTTCTTTCGCGAGCTTCGAAATCTTCCTATATCTACAAAAGATTCTGCGTTTCGTAAGGAGTATTTTAAGTACTATAATCCATCTATTAATGTCAGATTAAGTGAGAAAGATCTCCCATTAACTGATGTAGATGTCCAGCATGATAAGGCTATTGAAACTGTAATAATTGTAGATCCGGCGAAGACTGTTAAGATGCACTCAGCTGATACAGCGATAGTTGGAATAGGCATTGATCTTAATAGTGCAAAAGTATTTATAAGGGACGCAATATCAGAGAAACTCTATCCTGACGAACTCTATGACGCTATGTTCAATATGGCTAATATGTTAGGTGCGAAGGTAATTGGAGTTGAAGAAACTTCACTCAACGAGTTCATTCGCCAGCCAATTAAAAATGAGATGTTTAGGCGCGGAAATTTCTTTGAGATGATCTGGTTAAAAGCAAGAGGTGGAATGAAGAAAGAACTCCGTATTAAGGAATTAGTTCCTTACTACCGAGGTGGTTATATCTACCACAATTCATCTTGTGCGACAATTACTAAACTTGAGCAGCAACTCCTAATGTTTCCTCGTAGTGCTTTATGGGATCTTATGGATTGTGTAGCTTACCTAATTGAGATGCTTGAGCTCGGTGAAAGATACTTCAGTCCTAAAGAAGACCTAAATGACGTAGAAGCTGAATATAAAGACCTTGACTATGAACCAACTATTTCTAACTGGAGATATGTTTAATAGACCGATTAATTTTTAAACGGACTTGTTATGGCTATAAAGACAATCAGAATTGGATCAATAGAAAATGCTCATCAGTATGAAGATGCTGATTATGACTCAGCTATTGAAACTAATCAACCTATCAAAGCTGGTACTCCTGTAGATGCAGATGATGTCTTACGATTATCAGATATTGTAGGGATAGCTATTAATACTATCTATCCAATAGGGACTATCTACTTCGAAGTCACTGGAGTCAATCCAGGAACTACCTTCGGAGTAGGCACCTGGATAGCCGTTGGAGTTGGTCAATTCATAGCTGGTTACAAAAGTGGTGATCCAACCTTCGGTACAGTCGAAGCTACAGGCGGAGCAAAAACTCACACTCATGCCGTTGACCCTATATCAAAAACTAGTTCCGCAAGTTCAGCAGGAAGTACTGCCTCTAGCGGTTCTGGAGACACTGGAGGCCCTGGCGCTGATGTTGTAGATGTAGCAGCTGGGACTGGTACAAGTGTCGCTAATGACTCTCATCAACATGCAGGCCCAAGTCACTCTCACACAATGCCTCATACTCATGATGTAGACATAGACAGTACTACATCTGGAAATAATTCAGCTATACCACCATTTTATGTACTTTACGCATGGAAAAGGACTGCTTAAATGCCCTACATTTTACAAGGTGAAACAGACTACAGTGAGAAAAACTACTCAGATGAAAATCATGATTATGATTACCCAGATGGGCTTAACCTAAAACCTGGCTCAGAGCTCCATGAAAAGTTGCGAAACTACGTCTGGGAACGTGCTAATGAGTCAAGAAATGAAATCTCTAAACGTTTTGAATCGTGGCGTGAGATAGACCGTATCATGACTATCTACACTCCATTAAAAGATGCAGAAGAATTAGTCCAACAAAAAGACTCCAGCAAACCTATCTCAATCGTATTCCCTTACAGCTACTCAATGATGGAGTCACTACTAACCTACCTAACAATGGCTTTCTTTCAAGACCCTATGTTCAAATATGAAGGTGTTGAAGGATCTGATACAACTGGAGCTATGTTGCTTGAGTTAGTTATCAAAATGCACTGTATTAAAAACAAAGTACCCTTAACTCTACACACAATCTTAAGAGACGCCCTCGGGTACGGTGTAGGTATTGGAATCCCTACATGGGTTAAGAAGTATGGCCGGAAGCCTATTAAATCAAAGGTAGTTACTCAATCACCTTTAGGTGAGAATGAGGAAACTGGAGTCCACTTCATCGACTCATTACTTTTCGAAGGTAATTCACTAGATAACGTAGACCCTTACATGTGGCTACCTGATCCTTCCGTCTCCAGCGATAAGATTCAAAAGGGCGAGTTCTTTGGCTGGGTAGATCGTGATAACTACATGAATCTACTAAGTGAAGAAAACAACTCCGAATCAGGCCTATTCAATGTAAAGTATCTTAGGAATAAGCAAAATAAAAAGTCTACTCTATCTAACGACCAAAGTGATCGGCATGTGAAGCAAGGAACCGGCACAGATACTATGCGTGGAATGACTAGCATTACAAATCCAGTAGACATTATCCGAATGTATGTGACGCTCATCCCGAAGGACTGGGAACTTGGCTCTGGTGAATATCCTGAGAAGTGGTTCTTCGCACTAGCTGCTGATGACCTTATCATCCAGGCTGAACGCGCTGACCATCATCATGGTATGTATCCTGCCGCAGTTGCAAGTCCTGAATATGATGGCTATTCAATTGCACCTATTGGGCGCATGGAAGTCTTACACGGCCTACAACATACATTAGATTTTCTATTCAACTCACACATAAGTAATGTGCGTAAGTCTATCAACGATATGTTCATAGTCGATCCTTACCTAGTAAACATAAATGATCTTAAAGATCCTCAACCTGGTAAGTTAATCCGCTTACGTCGACCTGCTTGGGGACGCGGAGTTGATAAAGTAGTTCAACAACTTGCAGTCCAAGACATCACTCGCGCAAACATAGCTGATAGTACTTATATTACACAGTGGATGGATCGGGTAAGTGGCGCAGATCAATCTATGCAAGGCTCAATTCGCCAATCAGGTCCTGAGCGATTAACTAAAAGTGAGTTTCAGGGGACGCGCGGATCTGCGGTAAGTAGACTACAACGAATGGCTATGATCATAGGTATGCAGTTTATGCAAGACATAGGTACTATGTTTGCAGTACATACTCAACAATATATGTCGCAAGACACTTTTGTTAGCATAGCTGGCCCATATCAAGATAAGTTAAAGTCTATCTACGGCCAAGACAAAGTTAACGTAAGTCCTTATGACATTTCAATCAACTATGACTTACTTGTGAAAGATGGCAGTATTCCAGGAGGTAACTTCTCCGATGCGTGGTTACAGTTATTTCAAACCATAGGTAGTTCACCTGAACTATCCCAACAATTTGATATAACTCGAATCTTCATGTACATAGCTAATGAGTTAGGTGCTAAGAATGCAGAAGACTTCAAACGTAACGTAGACCGAGTTCAGCCACAGGTAATGCCTGATGAAGAAGTAATGAATCAAGTTCAGGCTGGTAACTTAGTTCCTGCTGGCGGAGGTATTGGCTAATGGAAGAACTTGAAATTGTAGTCAATTCGACTAAAAGTCAACTAACAGATTTTAAAGAGTCTTTCCTTTGGGGAGATATACAGAATGAACTTAATCGGCTAGCCAGTCGATCTCAGGCTGAATATGACCTAGTCGGCGAACCTTATGCAGATAAAAATGGTAATAGTATTTCACCTACTTCATCTGAAACATTGATCCACTTAGGGGATATTAAAGGACGACGTAAAGCTATTCAATATTTTCTAAGCATCCCTGACATATTTTTAAGCATTTTAGAGGATTCAAAAAATGACTCTGACAGCGACTGAACCTACAGACCAACGATTAGTCAGTGAACTTCCATCTTATATTAGGGCCGATAGGGCTGCGATTAATGCACTTATTGCAACTACTGGGATCTTCTCATCTAATGAAGTTTCAGTATCCTTAGGAATTACTACTCTTGCAATCTCAACTGATTTATCTGTAAGTGATATAGAAGTAGTACTCTTATCTGGTACAGGCCCGGCAGCATTAGAAACAATTACTGGAGGCACTCAAGGGCAGATTAAGATAATCATATTTCAGAATAATCTAGTAGACCTAGTAGATGGCGTAGCTAGTGATGGTAAATTCTATCTAAACCAAATGATTGCACTTTCGACTTTCGACTCTGCTACTAATGATTCAATAGCATTAGTAAACATCAACGGAGATGGTGGGGCAACTGCTGGATATTGGAAAGAGATTTGGCGGCAAATATCAGTGAAATAGATCGTTTAATAATTTAACAAACTGGAGGAACCATGCTTGATGGAGTAATTAAAAAAAAAGAAGCTGCTGAGAAAGTAACTGACCCAATCATTAGTGAAATAGATGACATGAATACCTTATTCGAAGGTATTGAGCCTGAAGACAGACAAGAAGAAGTTGAGGAAGAAGAAGAAGTTGAGGAAGTTGAGGAGGAGGAAGAAGTTGAAGAAGAGACTGATGAAACTGGAGAAGATGCTAGCGCGCAAGAGACTATTGAAGAGACTGAAGATGAAGAAACTACAGATCCTCCTGAGGAAGGTGTCAGCGATAAGTTAAGTAAGATGATCTTGGAAAATGAGAAACTTAAGAAACAATTAGCTGAATTTAATACTGAAGATCCTCCAACAGAAGAAGCTAATGCACCATCTACTCCAGAAACATCTCAACCCATTGAGTTCGTAGGTGAAGAAGATGACATCGAAGAACTCTTCGTTGACTCTGAATCAGTTAATAAGCTCCTAAACAAAGTCTACTCAATGGGAGTTGATCAGGCTAAGAAGATTGCGACTGAAGATATCCTTAGATCTATTCCGGAGATAGTCAAGAAAAACATAAGTACTATGACTAAGTTGAAAGAGACTAGTGATAAGTTCTACATGGATAATAAGGATCTAGAACCTTTTAAAAAGGTAGTCTCTATCGTATTTGAAGAGATCTCAGCCGAGAATCCAGATAAGAAACTTAGCGAAATTTTATCTTCAGTTGCTACTGAATCTAGAAAACGACTTGACCTGATCAATAAGACTAACAATTTCAGTAATGTTAAAAAGTTACCTAAACTTCCTAACAAAAAGGGAAAGCGATCTAGGGCATCTAAGCCTGAACTAAAGAGTATTGAAAATGAACTATCAGAGATGGATAAAGTTTTAAATTATAATTAATCGGAGGTAGATAAAAATGTTAGAAGACAAAGCAGCACAACATGGGGAAGTGGTTGATAAATACGCTAATCCAACTGTTTCTTATCAAATGACAACTAGAGATTATGTATTGAGGCCTTCAGCCTCAGAAGCTATTGTAATGACTCTTCCACCTGTAGCTGAGGCTAAGGGTAGAATCTATTCAGTTGTTGCAAGACTTGCAACTGCTGTAAATACAATTACTATTCAGGATAAAGATGACTCTGAGAATTGGACTGGTGACCTTGTTTTAACAGTGTCTGGGGAAAAAGTAGTACTTTACTCTGATGGTATGCAGTGGAAACATAATTCCTTTGCTGCCTCTACTGATGCTGCTCAGATCCTTCTTAATAATACTTGGGGTAATGGGTTTAACATCGGTGCTATTACCATAGCTAAGGACTTATCTGGAACAGCATTAGCTCTTGGTGCTGTAGCTGACTCTGTTATGATTGAGCGTGTAAACGTTACTGCTGAGATTACTGATGGGAATTATCTCATGGGTAAGTATTGTACCTTAGCAACTTCAGGATCTTTCGGTGCCACTGGTTTTCTAATTGGGCATTATATTAGAATTGACTGCGCTCATTTAGTTCAAGATTCCTATGCAATATGGGGTAAATGCGCTATTTCTGGTGCGCAGCCTGGTGACACATCTAATCAGCATGTAGGTGTATTTGGTTCAATGACTATTGATGGTGTAGCATGTGCCTTAGCTGCAACTGGTGGATGCTATGCAGTGTTGGGAGTAGCTAGCATTGCTGCTGGTGGAACTCTTGATCAACCACTAATTGCTGGCTTGTTTGATGCAGGCTCTGTAGATAATATTGTTGGGACAGTCATTGGTGCTAAGGCATTAATGAGAAACTATTGTGATTATGGTTTTGAAGCTCACTGTTATACTAACAATAATATAGCTGGAGTCCACTTAATAGCAACTGATGCTGCTAAAATGAGTAGTGGTATTAAGTTTGAAGCATCTGCTCTTGGTGGTCAGTCTTACATTCATCATGCTTTTAGATTCTTAGATGCTGATATGTCTGATGCTGCATATGTTACAACTGTTGCTGTTACTGATGCAGATGATGCAGATGGTATTATTAAGATTGACTGTGCCGGAACTCATTACTATATTCCATTCTATGATGCTGCACATATTGATAAAGAATGGGCTGATCAGTAGGGAGATAAACTATGGAATTAACTGATGAAAGTGTTGTTTTAACTACTAAATATCTTGGCACTCAGATAATTAACATACCTGCTGAAAAAACTTTAATTATAGAGACTTCTCCACGAGGAGAAGAGATATTATCTGCTATGGTTCCTCTAGGTAAGTCATGGGAAGCTCATTTACATGTAGAGATATATGAAATAGATATTTAAAATACCTCTCGGGATAGGGAGCATGCCCCGAAAGATTGGTTCCTGGCCAATTTTCCCGAGATTAACTTTCAGGAATATCTTAAGGAGATATTATGAAATTGTCAGTTTTAGATCGAATTATGTTGTCTAATGTTCTTCCTAAAGAAGGAACTTTTGCTAACCTTAGACTCCTTAGAGTTGTGAAAGAGGAAATTTCATTTAATGAGGGAGAGAATAAACTCCTAAATTTTCGTCAAGATGGTGATCAACTACATTGGGATTCTAAACTTGTCGATGGTAAGCAGGTTGATGTTTTCTCTGACCGAGAATTTAGTATTGGAGAAGTAGTTACAAAATTAATTCGGAGTGAACTTGAGAAATTAAACTCTAAAGCTAAATTAACTGAACAGCAATTTTCAATATATGAGAAGTTTATGGAAATTAAGTAGAGGATACTATGCTTGAAGATAAATTTGCACAGCATGACAAGGTAGTAGTTGACAAGTACCATAATCCTGAGGCTAGCTACACTATGTCTACAAGTGATTATGTACTACGTCCGGTTGCTAATGAAGATACTGGGCCTATCATGATTACCTTACCATCAGTATCTGAGGCTAAAGGAAGATTTTATAGCATCCTAAGTCGAGAAGCAGATAATACTAATGATATTACTATTACTGATGCTGGTGACTCAGAGTGCTGGGGAGGTGATATACCTCTCTATGCTAGTTGCCAATCATTACTATTCTATAGTGATGGACTTTACTGGCATCTATTAGGAGCATTAAAATATATCTTTGACACATTATTCTATAAACAGTATTAACAATTAGACTGTTTAATAATTAAACAAACTATTTACAGGAGATAACTATGGGTTTATATGGAGACCTTTTAAAGCGAGGTATGATGTTAAGTCATACTGAGATTATGTTAAGAGTCTTTAACGGCAAAAAGCAGGCGGCCCCAACTGCAATGACTGTAGCAGCTACGATAACTACTACTGCCATTAAAGCTGGTCTTATTACTGGTACTCATGATGAAGGTGCTACGCAGGCATACACTCTACCTACTGGCACAGTAATGGATGCTGATTTAACTGCTTTTATTCTTGCTAATGATTCTTTTGACTTTACTATCATCAACCTTTCAGCTGCGGTTGTAGATACTATCACCTTAACCGCTGCTGATGGATTTACTATCGTTGGGCAAGCTCTCATTGAGTCTGCTCATGCAACTTCTGAATTCCCTAGCTCTGGCACATTCAGAGTTAGAAAAACTGCTGCTAATACATTTGTAGCATATAGATTATAATTAGAAAAATTACTTAATGGAGGAAATATTATGTTTTTAGGTATGCGTGGAGACGGCGACTGGGTAGCAGGTCAAAGACCAAAAAACTGGCGTCAACAGATCATGAAACTGTACCCTAATGGGATGGCTCCTTTAACAGCTATCTTATCTATGATGGGGTCTTCGAAAATAGACGACCCTGAATATAACTGGTGGACTCAAGAACAAACTACCGTTGGAGGTGCTGTAGAAAGTATCTATACCTTACCTGACTTGTCAGTGGCCTATGTATCTGGTGGCGTAGCTGGTGATACCTTATATGCCCAAGTAACTACAGTCCTTGCTAATCGGATTCGCGAAGGGCATCAAATCTTACTTCGTGATGCATCTGATTATACTGTAGATGTAGTTGCTAAAGTAACTGGCGTAACTCGTGGAACAACCAACTCAGTTCTTGCAGTTAAATTACTCGAAGATGATGATAATTCATCTTCTAACGATCTCAGTGATTGTGACATCTTCAAAATTATCGGTAATATTAACCCTGAGGGTGGCGAAATGCCTGATGCGATAGCCTTAAACCCAACAAAGGTTTATAACTTTTCTCAGATTTTCCGTACTCCTCTTTCAATTACTCGTACTGCTAAAAGCACTCGCTTACGCACTGGTGATCAATACCAGAAAGCAAAAGCCGAAGCGCTTGAAATGCATTCTTGGGAAATGGAACTTGCTTTCCTCTGGGGCATTAAAACTGAAAACACTGGTGATAACGGCAAGCCTGAACGTACAACTATGGGTGTAATTAACTTCATCCGTGCGTATGCAGCATCTAACTGCAATGACTATACTCTTAATACAGACTACTCAGGTCAAACCTGGGCTGCTGGTGGTGAGACTTGGTTAAAAGCATACCTTGAGCAAATTTTCCGCTACGGATCAGACTCTAAACTCTGCTTATGTGGTAGTGGTTTCTTACTTGGTATTGATGCACTTGCTAATACAGGTGGTCAGATTAACATTAATCCTGGCCAGAAAACTTACGGTATGCAGATTCGTGAATGGCTTACTCCTTTCGGTTCAATTTATATGAAAACTCACCCCTTGTTCAGCTACGATTCAACAACTCGTAATATGGGTGTTCTTCTTGAACCTAAAGAACTTGACTATAAATACATAGATGATACTGCTTTTTATGGTGAGAATTCATCTAAAATTCATCCTGAAGGATATGGTGCACGCCGCGTTGATGGTACTAACGAAGAATACCTTACCGAATGTGGGCTGGAATTTGGTCTCCCTCAAAAATGTGCTGTATTAAATGGTGTAGGGCTTAACAACACACTCTAGTACTCCTTACTAAAGCGGACTGGGTTCCCTACGTTATCATGCCCAGTCCGTTTAATTTTTAAACAATCTATTTGGAGCATAAGATGAATTTTAATATAGAAATGGACGGAGTCCCTAAAGTAACTGAACGTGTTACAGTAGCTGATGCAGCTGCTTTATTCACAGATAGTCAAATCCTTAGAAATGACAATCTTGCAATTGCCGCACTTATTACATGTGAAGATAATAATATTAGATTTTGCCTAGGCGGAGGTGTCGCAACTAATGGTGCAAGTCCTTTAGGCCATCTACTATTCGCTAATCAAAGTATTAGGATAGCTAACTCATACGCTGTTAGGACATTTAACTACATAAATGAAGTTGCTGGCAGTGTAGCTATATTGCAAGTCACTTTTGAGTTTCAAATAGGTGGATAATATGAAAAGATTAATCTTATTTATACTACTTACAATCATGCCTACTATGTTAATAGCTGATTCAGGCTCAACTCCATTCGGGCCAGTACCTCCTGATAATACTCCTTACGATGCAACTACTTGGAATGGCAATAGAAGAGCAGCTACTAAAGATGCTATTAGAGACGAATTTGAAATTGTACTAGATCTAATCGAAGATGAGAATATCTGGGATCGAGCTGGTACGGATGTAACTTTACATAATGCTGGAGATGACGTTGCACTAGGTGCTGGTGAAACTATTGATGTTTCATTAGGTACTTTTACTTTAGCTGATGATCAAATTAGTGGTGATAAAGTTGAAGGTGGTACGATTAACGCTACCACGATAACTACCTTGACCGGAACTGCTGCGAACGTAACAACTTTTGATACTAACGTTGCCGCTGCCGCTGTTACCTTGACAGCTACAACATTAGCCGCTGACGGAACAGACACAGATATTAACATTGCCATCACGCCAAAAGGGACTGGCGAAGTTGATATATCTAAAGTTGATATTGATTCAGGAACCATTGACGGTTCTACGATTGCAACGAGTGACGTAACAGTCGGAGCTGGTAAAACTCTGGATGTTTCAGCCGGAACACTTACGCTTGCAAACGATCAAATTAGC